TCTTCCAGTAGCAAGTAGTAATATTTGAAACTCATTTGATGAAGATGTTTGGCTACTAAATATTCCACTATTATCATCTTGATCTGGTGCTTTAAACCAAGCACCAATAGAGTAACTATAACCATCTTTGCCTATGTTAAATGTATTTGTACCTAAATCAATCTTATCATCATTTCCGAACGAAGTAGAACCATCGGCTAATTGAACAGCCATCTTTGGAGCCGCCTTATCTTGAATCCTCGGTTTGAATGGTGATTCTCCAGAGTAGGAATCAGAGTTTAATGTAGCACCATTATTCGTCCCATCGTTTGAGCCTTGCTTATCTAATACATCTCCTTGTAAATCATACCAAGATACAAGGTTGGTTAGTTCTGTATTTTGTAGTTCGGAGTAAAAACCTCGCCATTGGATAGATTCTACTTCTGATGCGGATAAGGCTCTGTTCCAGATGCCAACATTTGCTATTTTGCCATCGAACTCTCTATCATTACCACCAGCACGATGACCTATCTCAAGATTGCTACTTGAGTCATCTACTACTGTTCCAGCAGATGCAGTTCCACTTAATGCTTTAGATACTCCATCTACATAAATAACTGGGTCGGTTCCAGCAGATGCAGTTGAATCGTAGGTAATTGCTATATGATACCATTGCCCCAAAGTAATAGTACTTGTTGCATATCGTAATAAGTCTGAAGTAGACCAATCACTTCTAAAATACAGTCTACCACCATTTTCTATAAATATATTCCAGCCAATATCATTTGAATTTGATTTTGTTATTATCCTTCCAGTATCGGATTCCCCCCAACCATCAGCCTTAATCCAAGCACTTACTGTACCACCACCAGCGAATATATTATCTAATGATGAATCTGAACCACAAGCAATGTAATCATCAGTACCATCAAAGGATGTACTACCATCTAATAGGAAGTCTGGATTTGTATCTCTAAAGTTAAAAAATGCTTTTACTTCATCCCATGTAAGACCAAGTGTATCTTTCCATCGTTTCATTAATGATCCACTCGTTCCCCATAGATTTCTCAATCTAGTATTTAAACTTGTACCACCTTCACCATAGGCATAACTCCGCCATAGTGTGTTGATGGATTTCCCGGTTGCTCCCTGTTGAACTAAAAAATCTTTTAAATTGCTATTAAGACTACCACCAGTATCATCATTATCGTAGTATTCTTTTGCTTTGCTATTTATTGAATCTGCCATATTTCTCCAGAGTTGGGGAGGGAACCGAAATCCCCTCCCCTATTATCATTAAGATACTTTCGTATGAACCTCTACACCATAACCATCAATGATTTCTGTAACTCCCCAGAAACCAGAACCGATGATATTATCTCGTAGATAAGAACCTTCACGATATACTTCTACTCTCATCATGTCTCCAGCATATCCCATGCCTATTGCACCAGATACAAAGACTCCACCTTTCACAGCATTAGATGATACTGTGAACTCTGGTGATGAATGTATGTCTATACCAGCTATTTTTGATACGAACCCACTTCTTGCACCTTCATCCTGTACTCCAGCACCAGCGAATTGAGCCGCAGTTACTAGGTCATTATGAACGCCATAGGTCCCCCAGATTTGTCTAGGATCAAGAACAGCATGAGGTTGCCCCATTGCAGAGTTTTGTTTGAGGTTTGAAAGAGCATCAAACAAGTTATCTACTGATAAGGCGGCATCACTAGCACCAACAGAATTTGAGAATCCATCGAAAAGAGCATTCAACAAAGCATCAGCTTTAGATGCCAAAGCATTACCGATTAACTCACCAACATTAGATGCGATATTATCAGCATTTGATAATTGTGCTTCATCATACATTGGAACCATCACAGAGTACATATCAAGAGTTGCAGTTTTCTTCTCTGTGTCTAGTTGAGTTGATGGTGTTACAGTACCTTCAGCAGTAGCGGCAACATCACCACTTGTTAAGGTATTACTTCCACTATTGTATGCAATGAAAGTTATTTGATCTGCCTTTGGCTCTCCTTTAAGAGTCACCAATGGCACAGTTACGTTTGCTTCAGAGAACTTAATTAATGCCTCGGATTCGATTACTTCAAGTAATCCACCAGCAAAGTTCCCACTATCTCCAGCAGCCATTTTACATTATCCTTTCTTCCCAAATATTGCATCCCATCTCTCTTGCGAAATGTGAGTAAATGTACTCCTCAAGTCTTTGCAAAGAGGTGCTTTCTCTTGTCCAACACAAATCCTAAATCCATCTTCGTATGGTATTTCTTCACCATTTGAAACGTAGATATGCTCACCATCTTTCGATATGGCAGATGCTACACTTCCAGTATCCATCCCGGTAGTTGGATTGTGATTAATTGAATCTAGAGCTAAACGCTTCTTTGATTTTGGCATAACTTGATTTGTCCAATTTACCACTCGCAACATCTCTGGCGGCTTCAGTCAAGGAATTATATCCTTGATAGCCAGAGGAAGTTGAGTTATCAACACTTGGAACATTAGTTTGTTTATTGATTAATTTATTATGAACTACCTTCACTTGAGCGTAGTTCATCCCTTTAAAAGCATCCTTCTCTTCATCAGAGAAATCAGCTAACATTTTCTCGATCTCTGCATTCTCTCTATCCTTAAAGGATTGAAGTTCTGGAGTGACAGCATCGTATTTTGCTTTCGTTTCTTCGTACAACATTTTCCACTCTTCATTTTCAGCTAGTTGTGCTTGTCTATCTTCCTCCAGCTTCTTCTCAAGTTCTGCAACACGAGATTCTGCTTTTTGCAATCGTTCTTTCTTCTGCATTACTTCTCGCAGTAAATCACTATCTTGATTGCTAGATGGTGATTCATTCTGGCTTTCAGTAGCCACCTCTTGTACGCTATCTTGTACTGTTTCTTCGCTCATGTCCGAGCCTCCCTATTTACCTATTTTAAGGTTGATTGGCTTTTTAGTAGCCTCCCTAGCATTCTTATTGATATGCTTATCAACCTCGTTTAATATAAATTTTTCAACGTGTTTGGGTACTGGTCTTACATTACTGGTTACTGTTCTACCCATATCATCATTCCATTGAATCTTTTGTGCATTTGCACCTGACCAACCAATTACCACTTTATCTTTTGTAAATCCTCTAGTTTGTAGATTCCTCATCATATCACCAGTTAGTTGTAAATCAACCTTTGTCGATGTAGATGATTGCCTCTTGAACTTACCAGATGCTTTTCTTGCCTTGTAACTTGTCGAATATGGCTGGAACTTTCTTCCTTCGACATCTTTACCACCTTTCGTAATATGCACTCGTATTCGGTCTGCTGACTCATCGCCAACAAACTTCCAGAATTGTTTGGTAAAGGTTGGTATATCTTGTAGTTCTTTAGCCATCTAACTGTTGTTGAGGTGTTAATGGTTCTCTTTTAAATCCACCTTTGTTTTCTATAAACTTCTCTGCTTGTTGTGGATCAGTTAATTTTCTTGATACTGATGTTTCTCTTGCAAAACGATGACGACAATTGTATCCGCCACCATCTACAAATGCACCGGGATACTGTGAATCAATCTCATCTCTTGTCATACTTCCACTCGCCATCATCTTTAAGCATATATCTCTGGTCTTTTCATCTATCGGGCCTTGATAAACATAGGTAGCATCTTCTGGATCAAAGGCTGTCATTTGTGCAGTTACGTTACGTTCAAATGTATTCAATGCTGTATTGGCTAATGTTTCAGCTTGATCTGGTCTTAATACGCTCCCTAGCATACTTTGTGCTATCTCTCTCTCGGTCTTACTACCTATAATACCTTTCACAGCCTCATCAATGATTTGCTCACCCATCGTACTAATCTGCTTTCTAAATGTTGCCTCATCTAATCGTACCAATGCTTGTAGTGTTTCTTCTGTTACTTGCCCGGTTGGCTCCATTCCAAGCAGTACACCTTCATACGATGCGATGTATTGATTGAGATCATTCTGCATACCAATCTGATTAAAGATATAATCATCAACATCAAGCGTGGAAATGAGAGAGATAAACTCATCCTTTGTTAGTGATCTTTGGAGATCAAGTATATCTTCTACCATTTGTGCTTGGGCTTTCTGCAAAGCCTGTGCGAATTGCTGTGCTATTTGATCTTTATCCACGCTGTAATGCCGATACTAATGGAGATGTAGGTGCTTGTGGCTCCTCTACCTCCGGTTCTAATTCTTCTAATCTTTGTTCTAGTTCTTCATCAGTTATATCTGGGTTGAACTCTCTGTATAATTCTTTCTTATCCATCAAGCCATTATCCAACATAAACTGCAAACGATCCTTCTGTACGTTCCATTCTTCTGGATAATCTGATTCCGAGAAATCAACTGCAAAGGATTCATCTAACACCTTTCCTGTATGAACCTCAATCAATCTGCGATCAATCATATATCGTTCTTCTTCAAAGTCTTGGAACATAGGGATGTCTGATTCTCTTGATTCTAGGTTCTCCATGTTTAGAATCTTTAATGCTTGTCCACTTGGTATTTGACCTTGCTCACCCCATCGTATTGATAGAGCGTGATTTTGACCAGTAACATTCAATAGTTCTTTTATACCAGAAATCATCTGATTGATGTTTGATGGAGGTGCTACGAATGACATGGAACTGCCCTCCGGTAATGATATTAATCTATCCACTCCCCACTTGAGGTTCGGTACCTCTTGATCAATCCCGGTAATTACTGGTGATCCCATTTGATACCTAGTAGCCAACATCACTTCTGTAAATGCGATAGAAGAATGAAGAGCCGCCATAGTAACATCCATTGCATCATAAGGAAACATAATACGAGAGATAGGGTTAAGTTGATATGGGTTCAACATCTCTGGATTACCTTGTATCGGATATATGCGACCATTAATGTCGTATAAGAAGTGCATTCCCGGTTCGCCATCCCTAGCCTCACTCCAGAATACAAACTCCCTATCACCTTTGGCATTCTTACCACGCTCATACGAGTACCCATAAGGCTCCATCTCACCTTCGTAATAATACTCTCGTACATTAGGGAGGATGTGGTATTCAATCTTTTGCTTTCTTTCGTTCCATACTGATTTGATATGGATCGTACCTAATAACCAAGCCAATTCACTTGCGATACGAGATGATGAATTAATATGATGAGTATAGGATAGATATTCCTCTGCTAGTTCACCACCTACGAATCTTTTAGCTGGAGACTTGTACAACATCATCCTTGCTCTTGAAAACCTTGATACAATCTTACCTAATGGTAATGGTGGTATCTGGCTCAATGATGTACCGGGGAAGTAGTCTTTTACATAATCTTCAATATCACGATTATAATAGAAGTCTAATCCCATTTGCCTACGCTTGTATTCTTCTTTTAATACATTATCTTCAGCATTCTTGATGCTCTCAAATACTGCCTTGCTCCCCAAGTCTGGTATCGTTACCATGTCATAATATTTCATTACCACTCCACCGATGTTGGGATTCTGCTAATAATAGGATGTCTATAAGCGATGTAATAACTACAAGCATCAATCATGTGAGTTAATGCTATATCGCTCTTATCTATCTTACCATCTCTACTTCTTTGTACTTGTTCTAAATCTTTTATTAAGTGAACACACTTTGAATCAACTGTCATCCTAACTCTACCCTTTGCATCTTTCAGCATTCTATTTAAAGCATTCAACCTATCAATCACAGGAGGATTTGCTTTCTTGGCTATAACATGAAAACCATAATCTTTTAGGATCATGTGATCTGAACGATTTGATGTAGTTGATCTGGCTGATCCAGCACTATCTGGATATACAGGGATGTTTGGTGCAGTAGCTTTCATAGCCTTTGCCATCTCTTCTGTGTTTGAATTGGTTTGCCTTATCTCATCAAAGTAATGAATCGTACCATCAGAGAACTCACAGCCTAGTACAGCACTCATGTAATCAACATTGAAATCCATTCCCCAGAATAGATTGTTTGATAGTTGCTCGGCTTTCTTCACATGAATATTGCGATCAAAATTGTAGGCGGCTCTGTTCCCTGTTGTTTCAAAGGATGCAAGGAACTCTGTTTTAAACGCCCTCTCATCCATCATACTCTTGGCTTTCTCTATCTCTTCCTGTGGTACATAACCACCATCTACTGTTGTATACTGCCAACTCATCCAGTCTTTGTCCTTACCTTGTCCTCTTAAATAAGCATCATAGAGGTGATCATATCCATTTGGTGTACCAATAAAGAATGCCTCACCATCCGTAGTAGTTAACATAGGATAGATAATTTCATCCCATACGTGAGGTTTGATGTAGCTGTATTCTTCCATAACAACCATATCTAGACCAGCACCTCGAAGGTTGTTTTCTTGTTCTGCACCTCTAATTGCAATCTCTGATTCATTTGGTAGTTTGATAGTAAGTTCTGATTCATTGATTTGACAGTCATATTCTCTAAACAGTTGTCGCATTAACTTCCAAGTGGTTGCCTTTCCTTGCCTGTAGGTTGGTGTAATAATCCATCGCCTTTCTCCAGATTTGATTTCTTTTGTTAGCAACCAAATCAAAGATAGATGAGATTTTCCAAACCTTCTCCCAGCCACCAAAACCTTTCGCTTGGCTGGATGATTTACAATCTCTCTTCGTTTTGAATCTATGTTCCAATCAATCAATACTTAAAATTTTAATAGGCTCGGTCTTATAACTGACCTCTCTACGCTCCCTACTCTTGCCCTCTGTTCTATCTGCTAATTCTTTGGCGGCCTGTACATTGCCTTTCATGGCGGCACTTATCTGGCCAACAATTACAGCATGGCGAAATGATCTATCAGCCTCTAAATTGAATCTCTTTATCTTACCACTTCCAGTTGTCATTGTTT